ATTTCGTTGCCTAATCTAAAATTGTTTTGGAATGCCCAGTTTTTTATATTGTCTTTAAAATCCCAATACTTTAAAACTATTGGGCGTTTTTTCCAACTATCTGCTCTTGTCATTCTTGGTTTAGCCATAGGAGGAAAAGGATAAACTATCATTTAATTTTCTTTAATTTATCTTTGTCTTGCAGAGGTTGAGTAAGTATTTCTAAGTTATATGTGCCATCATAAACAATACCAACAACTCTATCTTCGTTTGTAGATTCAATTCTTTGTATAGTGTCTTTTAAATCGTTTCTAACAAATATAGTTCCTGTAGCGTTACCTTTAACTTTTAAATCTACCATAACCCTAAATTTATCATCTAACTCATTTGCCATTTGTTTTATTTTTTAGTATATAATTATATTTATCTAAACAACGATCATGAACAATTTCACCATCATCTGCTTTCCTATGATTACAAGGACAACCACTTAAAGGCTTATCACACATAGCACATACCTTATCACTCATCTTTATTTCTAAATCTATCTTTAAATTTTTCCATAACCTTTTTCATTCTAGATTCTAATTCACCATCTATTCTTTTATCAAAAGTACCCCAATCGCCAGGAAATATATTAATCCCTTTTAATTTTCTTTTTGTTTTAGCATTTTCTTCTTTTCTTCTTATGACATAATCTTCATAAGACTCATCTTCTCTTCTTTTCATTTTCTATTTCTTTTTGTAAATTAGCTAAAGCTCTCCAAGCAACTTTAGCAGAATGTCTTACGCCATCACTATCTATTGTTCCTGCATCAATTAAATGTCTTGCAAGAGCATCTAGTTCATCACTACTCTTACTTCTATCCCAAAACAAGGGTTTGGTAGGGTTGTGTTGTTTTTGTCCTTTAAAGCTGCATTTTGCAACTTCTAAAATTGCATCTGGAAAATATTTTAATACTCCAGTATAAACAGGCTTTTCTTTTCTCTCTTTAGAAACTAAGCCTAGTTGTTCTTTAGTCATTTTCATTTTTGGATTTATCATAGTTTTTGTTTTTGTTTGATTAGTATTTCTATCATAATCATAATAGTATTTACTTCTAGTAATTTGTTTTGCCATATTGTCCTTCTATTTCGTAATCTATAATTCTAATATCAACTTCACCATCTTTCTTACCAATCTGAAAAAGTATTCTTGCTTTTATGTGTTCAAGAATTTCTTCTTTATTTTTAGATAAGGCAAATGTATCAATATTTCCTGTTTTAATTCTAGCCTTAATATAATTACTTCGTTTTGTGTTTCGGTATTCAAACTTTACCAACACTCTATATATTGGTTTTGGCATCTAAAATTACTTTTTGATAAATAAGATCTATTTCTTTTTTATCTATGCCACCATGTTTTTTATCTCTTAAAGATAAAATAGTAGAAAGTAAATGAAACATTCCAAAGTTTCTTTCTTCTAAAGATTCGTGAAGATACTTTATTTTTTCAGCTCTTGACATATTTAAAACAATATTTTCAAATTGCATATTTAATTTATTAAATTATTAATTATTGCCTGAATCACATTCACTGTTATCGTGTTACCACACTGCTTATACCTTTGTGTGTCGCTAACTCCATCTGTATGGTTATCAGGAAACCCCTGTAACCTTTCACACTCTATTGGTGTTAATCTTCTAATTTTTTTTGTGTTTAATAAATGATTTCTCTCGCCACCTAAATTTGCAGAAAGAGCAGGAGATAAACCTTTTGTATCGTAAATTCTATTTTGTTGATATGGCTGTTGATTATGGCTTTCTTTAGATTGATTTACTTGCACTACCTCTACTGCCTGCATATTTTGTGTATCTACACAATACGAAGTGCCATCTGATTTTTTTAAACGCCCTGTGCCTCCTTGTTTTGGATCACCTGTTCTTGGATATAAAGAATGGCTTATAACTTCAAAGCAAGGTATATCACCACCAATCTTTAAACATTTAGAAACCTTATCAATATTCATAGGCTTTCTCTCTTGAAAATTACTTTTAAAAATACCAGCTACCATTTTTTCACTTAGATAATATTTATTGTCGTAATTATCCTGTAAAATATCTTTTAATGTAAGTTTTAATTTTTCACCTTTTGGAAATCTAAAATTATTATCTTCATCATCTCTAATGCCAATAATAAAAATACGTTCTCTATTTTGTGGAATTCCAAAATCTTTTGTATTTAAAACTTTATAATGTATGTTATAACCTAAATTATCAAATGGCATTAAAGAAAATTGATTGTTTTCTGTTTTACTTAAACAATCTAAAATAGTTCTAAAAGTTTTGCCATTATCGTGATTTACTAAACCTTTAACGTTTTCTGCAATAAAATATCTAGGGCGGTGTTCAATTAAATATTTTAAGGCATCATAAAACAAAGTACCTCTTGTGTCATCAAAGCCACCTCTTCTGCCTGCTAAAGAAAATGCTTGACAAGGAAAGCCAAACACTAATAAATCTACATAAGATAATTTTTGCATATCTAAAGTAGTTATATCGTTATACATTTCTTTACAATCAAAGTTTTTTGTGTAAGTTTCCCTAGCAAATTTATCTATATCACAAGCAAATTCTATTTCGTGATCTATATTTAAATTAAGAAGAGCTTGTTCAGGACTACCAATGCCACTAAAAAAAGTTCCCACTTTAATCATCTGTATATTTGTTTTTAAATAAATCTAGTTGTTTATAGTATTGCTCTCTCCAAGATTCTAATTCGGCATTTAAATCTTTAATATCTTGGTTCACCATAAGTAGTGTAATTATTGTGCCAATAGCAAAACCTATTGATATTGTAACTATTATAATTATAATAACAGGAAAATTCATAATACAATGTAACGAAAAATTTTTTTAAATTCCAAATTATAACATTGTTTCTTGTTTATCACTAATGTAAGTATCATTATCCAAGTGTTCGCCAACCTCACTATATCTACCATTTTGTATGTTATATTTAAATTGAGCATAACCTAATTCGCCTATATGTCTAAATTTAACTTTCTGCACATACACGCTTGTTAGGGAGTTTTTAAAATCTCTATATACAGAAATGCCATTATCTACTTGATTGTAAAAGTTTGCACTACCTGCTACATCATATAAACTTGGCACTTCATAATAACCATTATCTTTTTTTTGCATTTTACGAGGGTGTGCTACTAAAAATATATGTATATCATATTTTTGTTTGAATATTGTAAGTTTTGTAAGAAATTTATTTATAAAATTAGTTTCTGATTGTGAGCCTATATTTGCATCAATTTTATTGTAAGGATCTATTATTAATGCGTTAATACCATGCCTTCTAATTAAACCTTTTGCTGATTCTAATATTGCATCAATAGTATATACATCTCCATCTGGGCGAATCCAATGATAGTGTTCAGATATAAATCTTTTTGCTATGTCTAAATCCTCTTTACTCATTCTTTCATACTTAGTGGCTTTTCTAAAAGACTTACCCATAAGTTTTTCTGCAAGAACTGAAAAGTGTAATTGCATAGGAAAATGTTCAGGACTAAAAACCCCAAATTTCCATTTGTGTTTTGATGATAATTTTATACAAATATGTTCTAAAAAATTACTTTTACCATGTGTAGGTATGCCTGTAACTACAGTTAATTGTGATGATGCAAAACTAAATAACTGATCAAATTTTTCATGCCCTACTGTTTCACCTCTTTGTAAACCATTATCATATAAGGTATCTATATCTAAATCAAAATCATTTACATTTAAAACGCCATCTAAAGGATATGCTTGTGCTTTACTTATACAATCTTTTACTCCAAAAGATTTATTTTTTATAAGAACTTCATTTATATCTTTACAATCATTTGGATATGTAACTCTATAACAAACATCTCTACCTATTCTTCTTGCTAACTCTTCTTGTAATTTTTGTCCAGGCTCATCACTATCAACAGCTATGTATACTCTATCTATATTAGTTGGAAAATCTTTTAAATATTCCATTTTTAAATTACTAGCACCATTTGGAACTGAAACACAATTTTTAAATCCTGCCTCATAAAAAGCTAATTTGTCTAATTCACCTTCAACTATTATTGCCTCTTTCTTCCCAAGTAAATCATCAATACCATACATAATTCGTTCTGCATCTTTTACTAATTTAAAGTTTTTTGCACCATCTCTATACTTTATATTTACTAAAGAACTATCTCTATAATATTTAAATTGTATTGTTTTTACTTCTTTGCCAACTTGTGGCATATATTCATTTCCTTCACCAACTCTATTTTGAATTAAAGTGCTTTTAGATATGCCTCTATTTGCAAACCATTCAATAAATTTCTCTGAATAGTCAAACATATCTTTAGTTGATTTTGGAGTTACATATATTTTTTCTTGCATATAGTTGTTTTGTTTTTTAATAGCACCATTCCAACCGCAGTTATGGCAATTCCAAACGCCATCATCTATGTTTACAGATAAACAAGGATCAGACTTTTTTTTACGTTCATGTGAACACTTAGGACACTTAGTTTTTACTTGCCCTGAAGACTTTTTTATTTGTATGCCATAGTCGTAAAATGTCATTAATATACCATTTTATCATTGTTGCTTTGTTCAAACTCATCATCCCAACAGCCTTGATTTAACCAAGTTGCAGGATGTTTTTTAAACTTTATATCTTTTATTGAATCAGTATATATTGTAGCAGAACTAACACATTTTTTGCAAGTTTCAATGTTTAGTTTCATAAATTTGGCATAACATAATTTTCTGCTTTTTTTATAATTATAATTATTCCAAAACTCTTCAAATAAAAGCTCTTTTTCTTTTTTATTATTATACTTAACATTTTTGTTAATGGGTACTTCACAATTTTGTTTAGGGTTATCAGCTATAGATATTCTTCTGCTTTCCACATGATTACCTGTCTTGACTATTTGTATTTTTATAAATTTATGTAAGGCAAGTTTTGATAAATTTCTGCTTATACTATTAGGATGTTTTTTAAATATCTTACCAAAATACTTATTACTAGCCCAACAATATCCTTTATAGTTGCTTAGAGCAGTTATCTCTGCATAAAGCAATCTTTCCATAGGATTTATTTTATCACTGTATCTTACGTTAGCTGGTAGGTTAGCCCAATAATTTGGTGTTTCTGTCATTTATATAGTTTTAAAAATAAGGGGAGCAAAAAAACATTTAATAATATTAATATTAGGTTGGCAGTAGTTGCCTACTCCCCTCATTTAAGGTTATTTAGAATGGCAAGTCATCTTCTGTACTTACTTGTATAGCTTTTTTCTTTGTAGGTTTCCAAGTATCTACATAAACATAATGTGTTACGCCTGTTTCACTTGGGTTTTGCCTTCTGGCTACAATTAAATTTACCCAACCTTCATCATTTAGTTTGTTTAATTGTTCAATTAAATCTGTAGTTTTTATACTCATTTTTAATTGTGTGCCACCATTATCAAAAGTTTTTTCTTTAATAATCATGCCATTTATATACTGCTTTTGTTTGTCCATTTTTGTAATAATTTAATTAATAGTTAGTTTTACTTTTTTCATACTCATTTACTCTCTTCATATTTCTTTGAAGTTTTTTTATATTTTTCTGTAAATTTTTTATTTGATCAGCCATTGAATCTACTTTTGCTGCTCTAAAGGTTGTATAATATTCATCCTTACACTCTTCATATAATTCTCTATAAGGTTTGTAATATTGCATATTTATATCATGCTTTCTTTTATAGCTTAATATTGAAGAATGATTTTTACCAAGAATTAAAGCTATTCTATTAGCAGGTATATTTTCTTCTAATAATAAAATAGATAATACACTTCTTGGCATAACATATTTTTGTTCGTTACTTTTTGCTTTTATTTGTCTGTAGCTTAAATTACTACATACAGAAACTAAATTAAACATAGCCTCTTCTGTACTACTCAGAGATATTAAATCTTTCATCACTTAATTTTTTTGCTTTAATTAATATTTGTTTTAAATCTGCTTTTGTTAGCCTTTGGGCTACATAACCTATGGCTGCTAAAAATCTTTCTTTGTTGTTTTTATATTTTAAGAACAAATCTTCTTCATTATCTAAAACCTCTGATATGCTTATATCTAGTTTGGCAAAACATAATTGTAAGTATTTAGTTCTAACTGTAGACTTATGAATTTTTTCTCCCAAAAAACCTAAAGCATCCCAACAAAATCTATCTATGTCGTAATAAAAAACTGGAGAACCGCACCATAATTCTTCAGGAACTATTTCTAAAAAAATTATAAAATCTGTTAATGGTATGTATGTTTTAGTACCTATAGGAATTACATCTTTTACAAATTCTTTGTTAATTCTTATAACATTTTTTACTTTATCCCAATTATTTAAATACCCCTGCTCTAGACATTTGTTTAAATTGCTCTCTAGTATCTGTAGTGCAGTTGTTCGTGTATAAGTCTTGTATGATAGCCTCTGCCTCATTGTATGTTAATGTTTCTAAATTAATATTCTCATAATATATGTTGGATGCTGATGTTACTAATAGGCTTTCTATTTTTCCTATTTGATATAGAGAACACTCTTCATCATCTAAAACATCATCTATCCAATCGTTCTCTTCCATTAGTTAGGGTTTGAACTTGCAAAATCATCTGCCTCATCTTCACTAAATATGCCATGCTCATAAAACCCAGCTAACATAAGAACTATTCTAGACTTTGCTCTTTTTTCAGCCATAGCAACAGGATATGCGTTACTATTGTTTTTAGGTGATGACTCACCAAATGTTTGTATTACTTTATCTCCTTTTTTGCCTAGAGCTTTTATAAGACAATGGCTATGATCTTCAGATAAATTTACTATATCGTATTGAATTTCTATTTGATTTGCAGCCATTATTTTGTCAATACCTGCTCTTGTTATTATTGTATAGTGCTTGTGTTTAAATACATCCTCTTTTACAAGATTACAAGCTAGAAATAATCTTTTTAGTGTTTCTTTTTTAGTTTCCTTTGTCATTTTTATTTTTATTTAATTTAACATTCGCTTTAATTAATTCAAGGCATATTTTTTCTACTCCCATGTAACCTGCAACTTTATATACTTGTGAATAGTATTTTGCCACCTCATCTTCTCTTTCTAATTGTAAATCCACTACTTCTTTAATTTTTGACATAATTTAATTTTAGTTAATATTCATCTTTTGCACCATCTCGCATCATTTCCTCTCTACTTTCTCTCTCTAAGGCTATGTATTCATAATCTTCTATTGTTTCACATGAATCGCCACATTCTAAACAACACTCTTCATCTAAATCAGCGTGTTCATTACATTCTCTACATATATCTGTTTCTTCATATACTTTAGAAGAACAACAGTTACTTATGTTAGTAGTGCCTATTTCAGCACCACAACATCTACTTACCATGCCTTTATAAAACCCATCATCTATAGGGTTGCTTAATTTATAATTATCGTAACTCATATTAGTAAAAATAAACAGTTATAATATTACTTTCTATATCTGCACAAATGCTTTGTGGTTGAATACAATCGCCAAGCTCGTAATTACTTGCGAACTCTGTTTCTATATCCCATTTATCATTATCACTATGTATATTTATTTCTTTTGTTTTGTCATTATCTAAATAATCAACAGAAACTAAACCTACTACTTTAGTTATATATACATAAATACCTTTTACTCCCCACTCACGCATTTCTGCAACAAACTCCCATTCAACTAAAAATTCTGAAGTAGAGTCAAGGGGTTCTTTGGTTATATTAAAGGCTGTGGCATTTTGTCCTGATAGTTTTGTGGTAAAATTCATAAAGTTTTGTTTTGATTTGAACTACAATGTAATGAACAAAAAACGAGATATGCAAATTTTATTCCACTAATTTCCAAACTAATTCAATTTTTATGAGTTATATTGTAAAATGGCTGAGACTTACAACGACTACCCTCAATCTGCAACTAATAATGCAAAAAGAGCTATCAAGTACAAAGAAGAAAATGGCAGTAGTTGTGGAACAAACGTAGGCTGGACTCGGGCAGGGCAGTTGGCACGAAGAGAAAAGCTAAGCCGATCAACAATTTCTCGCATGGCGAGTTTTAAAAGACATCAACAACACAAAGATGTTCCTTATGATGAAGGCTGTGGAGGATTAATGTACGATTGTTGGGGAGGAACGAGTGGTATTAATTGGGCTATAAAAAAATTAGAACAAATAGACAAAAAGTCAAAATACAAAAACGAATACTTTGATCATAAATATGATTTTAGTGAATCTGACATGAAAACCTTACATGATGTTGGGGAGTTATATGTAACCCAAACAGATGAAGATGGCACAGAAATGACAATTCTTTTTACTTATAGCCATGAACATGATGAGGTAAGTGCCAAAATAAAAAATACAATAAAAATGAATTGGTATGATATAAAAAACGTAGCCGCTAGTAATTTTACTGAGGTTATGATATATGATGAGATAGGAAACTATGGAGTAGATGCAAAATCTTTTATAGATGAAATAAAAGCTATTCCAACAGATAAAAATGTTCTTCTAAGAATAAATTCACCAGGAGGTTCTGTAGTAGATGGTTTAGCAATATTTGATGCTATATCTAGAATGCCTCAAAAAGTTACAACTCGTATAGAAGGTATTGCTGCATCAATGGCTAGTGTTATTGCTTTGGCAGGTGATGTGGTTACTATGAGTGAAAACTCTTTATACATGATACATAATGTATGGGGTGGTGAAGTAGGAGATGCAAAAGATTTAAGAAAAGCAGCCGACCTTATGGATAAAATGGGTGATAGGCTAGTAAGTATATATATGTCCAAGAGTGGTAAAAGCGAAGAGCAAATTCGTTCTTGGATGAATGAGGAAACTTGGTTTAACAGTTCGGAGGCAGTAGAAAATGGTTTTGTAGATAAAATTGAAGAACCAATCAAACTTGCTGCAAGATTTGATATAAACAAGTATGATTACAAGAATAAAACTCTTGTAAGTAATTTATTTAATAACATTAAAAAAGAAAGTAATATGGAAAATGAGTTTGAAAACTTAAAAACTTACATCTCTGAACTTTTTAATAAAAAGGGAGCAGAAGTAAAAGAAGTAAAAATTCTTGATAATGATGTTGTTGTTGAAAAAATGAGTGCCTTAGAAGAGTCTATTGAAGAGTCTAATAAAGCAATCGTTGAACTAAATGGCAAAATTGTTGAAAAGGATGGTTACATAGCAACTTTAGAAGATGAAATTTCAACTTTTAAAGTAGCAAAAATGGAGGGAACTCCAAGTGATGTAGTACCTAGCAAAGACCCTAACCCAACTCCAGAAGTAAATTCTGAAAATGCGTGGGATGTATTAGCTAACAGCATCTCAAATGACAAGAAAATTTATTTTAAAAATTAAAAATTAGAAAAAAATGGCAAATGTAATTAACACAAGTTTAACATGGAGTCAAGAAGATGCTAGAAAGTATTTCCTATCTCCATTGTTTTTTGAAAATGACCATCTAAAAGGGATGGAGGTTATTTCTGATGTGTCTGGAGCATCTATAAAATTAGATAGGTACTCAGCACTTAAAGATTTAACAAAAGCTATGAATACTTCATGCTTTCAAGCTGATGATACAAGATCAGCAAATGATGTGATAACTCTAACTCTATGTAGATTAGAAGTTGAACACGCACAACAATCAACAGCTTTATTATCTCACATTAAATCTCAATTATTGAGAAGAGGTATAAGTCGTTATGATTTATCAGGAACTATCTTTATGGAAATCGTTTCTGAATTAGTATTACAAGGTATAATGAGAGATATGTCTACTATTTTATGGTGGGGAGATTCTGATAATGGTGCTGGAACACAAGCATTATGTAATGGTGTATGGAAAGCTCTAGATACTGCTCATGGTGCTGGAACTTTACCTGCATCTCAAACTTTACTTCAAGGTTCTACAGCTACAATACCTCATTTAGAGGCTATGTTAGCGGCTCGTTCTACTGAATTAGCTACTGCTGAAAACCAAGTAATTTAC